GCGATGGCAAGCCTAAGCCGTACCCTCCTACCTTCAAGGTGAAGTTGCCGAAGAAGGGTGGTGCGTTTGAGACGACCTTCTACGATGCCCAGAAGCGTCCCTACGAGGGCGTTGGCGTGGAGGAGCTTCTGGTGAAGGGTGCTCGGGGCGTGTTTCTTCTGCGTTGCACCGGCCTGTGGCTTTCCGGTTCCAAGTTCGGTGCGTCTTGGAAGGCTACGCAGTGTAAGATGGATTCCGTTCCCGAGCGTATGCGTGGCTGTGCCATCCTTGACGACGGTGCCCCGGCTCCGACCTCTCGTCGTGGTGTGGTGGAGGAGGACGAGGACGTTGTCCAGGCCGTGATGCCGACTGCTCGCCGTGGCGGTGGCGGTGGCGGTGGCGGTGTTGGTGGGCGTGCTCCTCCTCAGCCCGTCGAGGAGGACGAGGAGGAGGGTGAGGAGGAGGAGGAGGAGGATGTGGTGGAGGCTCCACCGCCGCCTCCTCGTTCTTCCACTACTGCCAAGAAGGTCGTGAAGCGTGCTGCTGCCAAGTAAGATCGAGTTCGACACGTTAAAATAGTTTATTTGAACAAAAAAACAAACTTTGCTAAATAAAATATAAAAAGCCGTAAATATATTTTTTTCTGTATCTATTATATAATGCTATCTATACTTTCAAATCTCGAAAATACTCCCGAATGGGCAAAAAACTGGTGCTATTTTTACATGGTTGCGTCTATAATTTCTGCGTTAACTGCTTTTTTAACTATGGTTATAGTTATATTAGGATTTAATGATTTTTATAAGAAGGGGCGAGTAGGTATATTATTTTTATACTTATTAGTAATTTTATTCCAATCCACTAATTCTATGGTTACATTTTGGATGTGTAGACGCTCTCTGAAATAATATGTAAATGTGTAAGCTTTAGTTAATAATTTATATTATGTTATAGGTACAAAATATAAATTTAAAAAAAATTTGGGGTGATTTTTACATTTAAAAATTTTGATTGTTTGAACTAGCAGGAGCCCGTTTACCGTAACCGTCGGGGTCATTTGAATTTGAACTGTTGCATCCACATCCGGATAAGGCCATTCCTAAACGGGCATTTATAGGAACATCACCTGTCTTGTAACGCACTTGTTCCGGGCGACTGGTATTGCCTACTGGAAAATTATTATAAGAATTGCGATAGGCTGCTAGAGCTCTTTGTTGCCGTTTCAGCGTAGTTAAAGAGGCATCGCGAATAGATGGCATTATTCTAAATTATATATATTTTTTTTTTCCACTTCCTGTACAATCACTACAATTATATTCGGGAATATTGTTATCACCCTATTTTTTACTTTCATACACATCCGTAAAACAGTGTTCCATAAGCCTTTGTTTATAAAGGTATTCCCGACTAAATGTTAAGATGTATCCCATCTTTTCGTAGTTATTCCGTTACAAGCTGGTATACGTGACGCTGGCTCGTTTGTGTCTCTATATGGCAGAATCTGAAGATTCTGTGGGGGAGGTGGCTTTGGATATACTATTTCTAAAAAACGTTTTTCTGTATCAAATACGCCATCCGCACTATAAAATGATAAGGTGTAATCCCGGCTTCGCAGTGTAGTGAGCGAACTTGAATTTATTTTTGGATAAACCGCACTAATTTGTTTATTATTTGGACATCTATTCAAAAGACGCAAAGACTCCGGAGGGGTTATTTTATTATTAGTTTTTATAAATGTACACGTATCCACTTCTTCATAAGTATCAATTTGGCAATATTTTGGTCTTATATATAACCGTGCTTTCAACTTATCAAATAAGGGAGAACACATACTCTATTTTTAGAAGGAATTTTATATACTTTCACGAAAATATAATGTATTTATAGAAGGAATGCCAAATATAACAAATAATGTTTTATTTAAAACATTTATTTTGATAATATGTTTAGGTTTAATATACGGTTTATTTTATACAATTAAAAACCTTTTCATCGGATACTGTGGTAAACACAAAAATACTATTATGCTAGAGCGGTTTACTCTAACTCCACCTGCGGATCCTTCGGTTGCATTTATAAAAATTAAAACACAATATGATAATTTAATAGCTAATTTTGATAAATTAGAAAAAAATATAGAAAAAGCCGGCTCTGATATTGGAGACATGGACTATAAGTTTAATGATTTAAATCGCGATATATGTAGCAACTTAAAACGTGTAGACGATGGAATTAAAGGTGTATATTGTGCCCGCATACCAAAAGACGAAATTAGACTTACCCAAAAAGAACAAGAAAAACGAGCGTCGGAAAGAAAAGCAAACTCAAACATATATCTTGGAATGATGAAATCGGCATACAGAGAATCAACTAATAAAGATGTTATGGAATGCTTCGTTAATCCCCAGAATCTGCCATCTGGTACAGGCGCAACCGGTACACCTGGTACAGGCGCAACCGGTACACCTGGTACAGGCGCAACCGGTACACCTGGTACAGGCGCACCCGGTACACCTGGTACAGGCGGAACCGGTGCTCCTGGTACAGGCGCAACCGGTACAGACCCAGCTATACCACCCCCACCACCTGAAAATATTATTACGGTAGACGAATATATTGCCATAGAAAAAATAAAAAACTCACTTGGGAATAAAATATTTGAAATAAACTCGGCATTGGTTATTTTGAAAAATTCGTATAATAAATTAAAAGGTAAAATGACTAATAGTCGTATTGCTACTTATAATGCTACAATAGATTACAATAATGCCCATATGAAAAAATTAAAAGAGGCTATTATTAATATAAATGAAGGATTTACTAACCCAAGATCCAATAGAAACCCAAGATCCAAAAGCGACCCAAAAACCAAAAGCAAAGTTAAGGAATCACCAAAAGTACAGTTAAAAGAAGAAAATATTTACAAATCTATGAATACAGAATATACAACAATCAATAAAGATGTATCACTTATGAAAAAGGTACTAGCTGATATTACTACACTGGTGACAAAGCAAACACCCGATATTAAAAAAATAGAAGACACTATACCGAAACCTGTTGCTAAACCACCGGCAACCGGTGCAGCAAGCGGAGCAGCTGCGGTTCAGCCAAATACAAGCCAATCATCCTCCAAAAAATAGTGGTGACATATAATACAAAGGCAGATACGCATACTGCGTATTTGCCAATGTGAATAATTACTTTATAGCACTTAAATAAACATATTAAGGAAAAAACGATATGAATATTTAACATGTTGCTCGAACCCCTTCTCAAGGATTTCTTTAAAACCCCCGATTCCGTAAAAATATGTAGTGAAATTTTGAAATATGGGTCTGAATGCGAAAGTATTATTGAATACGGGAGTTGTGGGGGTGTAAGTTCAATTGCTTTATTTCAAGCTCTTATAAACGGTCGAAGAAAATGGAAACCCAGGCTTTTTGCTGTTGATTTAGTTGAAGATATATCTATAATTAGATTACGTGAAATAGCAAATAAAGTAGGTATTTCATTCCAATTCTGTAAAGGGAATAGTTTCGAATTCCCAGTTTTTGAGACGGACGGTTTTTTTTGGGATACATTTCATTGTGGGGGCGTATTAATTAGAGACCTTGAAAGAATTTCACCTTATGTAAATAAATATATATTTATTGCTGGAACGGAGACTTATGGTACTAACTCTGAGGCAGTTATTAAAAATATGAATTTAGATATGTTAACTACTGAACTACAAATGAGTACTGAAGAAATTAGCAAAGGTTTGAAGCCGGCTTTAATACAATTTATAAAAAAAAACCCCGAATGGAGGCAAAAATCAGAGTGTGGTGATCTTTTCATTATTGAACGTATAAAATCTAACACAGGGCGACTTTTTACATAATGATAATAAAGACAGTTATAATAAAACAAGACTCATTAAAAAAATTAACTTTGTTACCGGTCAGTACCGAAGTTTTACACGCTTTAGGTATACAACTTTTGGGCTTCACAGTTCAAGACTGTGATAAATTAATTTAACACCGTTGCCAAAATATTCTAAATTTAGATTTATTACAGTGGCTACAGTTTACATAATATACTGATAAGTTGTCGACTACCATTAATCAGAAGATATAAAAAGTTATTTCTCTAATATTATTACTATACTATTAGAAGACTATGCCATCAAGGCTTAAAAAATCGGAAATATTGTCATGGATAACATTATTCATTACCCTATGTGTTACTTTTATTATGTATGCCTTAATATTTTATTTTAAACGTGTTTACACTAAAAACCTAGAACACTTTGAAGGGTCTTCTGATTATAAATCGTCGCTAAAGTACTATAAGAACTTAAATGAACGGCTTGACAAAATAGAAAAGATTATAGATAATAATGTTAAAACAGTAGAGAATATGGAGTCAAAATTTGACGATTTTAAATCTGATATATGTAATATTTTTAACCAGGTAAATGATAGTATTAAAGGAAATTATATTTCAAATGTGCCAGAAGACGAATACAAAATGGATAAACAAGAACAGGCAAATCGTAAGGTAAAACGGGAGGCAAAATCTGGTGCATATATGAAAGATATTCAGGACCAATTTGTGAAGAGATACTATCTTAGTATATTTCAGGCTTCTCCTGAGTATAAACAAATGGTAGCAACTATACCAAATAATGAATCTATTGAAAATCAAATCCAAGCAAAAATCGATGCCGAAGTTGCTTCAGGAAAACGGCCACCACCACCAAGCATTCTAGAATGTTTTTCTTCTATGAGCAATGATGAAAACGCCGATTTAGAACAGCACAAGGATGATTTAAATGAACGTATATCTGTTATTTCAAAGTCGTTGGGTGACTTAAAAAACAAATTATCTAGCTTGAAAGGAACTTACGGTGATAAAATTATATCATCTTATGATGTAAGTTTAAGATATAATGAAAAGTATATTAATAAGTTGATTTCTGAAATGGGTAAAAAATTGGAAGGATTTGAGGACGTTCCACGGCAGAATCCTGTCGACCTTATTAATAAAATTGAGAAGGATTGTGACGCAATAACAAACGATATTGCAAATATAAACACTATTGTTCTTTTGCTAGAAAAAAATATAGCAAATCAAACCCTATTATTAAAGAAGTCAAAACGTATTGCAAACGACACCGAGTATCAAAATAGTAAGATGGAAAAGGCTTCAAAAACCGTCGAAATATCCAGATAAGTATAGTTTTCTGATTTAGACCAATGAAAATTTAAAACAGGCACTTTTATAAAATTTTGCTCCCAGATTCTTTTCCAGAAGTGCCG